GTATGCGCGTCCCGCTTTTACTTCGCCCGTTGCCGTGCTCATGTTGTTCCTTTCCTATTCTGCACAATGAATTGTGTCATCCTGCCTAATCCGGTATCAGGATTGTGCAGAATCCTGTTTGCACCAGATGTCCCGCAGGATGCTGACCGGCGCTTTCGTTTTCGGTTTTGCGTTGTACGGATTGAAATCTGATGGTTTCACGGTCCTGCTTTTCTTCGGGTCACGAAGAACATTGGCGATCAGAGCCATCAAGGATGCTGTCTGTCCCCACTCGAAGCGGCCACGAGCTTCCGTCATGCGGACGAGCTCGCGCAGAGTAAAGCCGTTCGGGTCTATTCCGCAGATCCCTGCGCAGTCCCAGATGAGCCTGTCAACCGATCCAGCTCGGAGACCACCCGACTCTCGAACTCTCCGTTCAACTCGGCTTCCAGTTTCTTCCTGGCGGCGTCGCTGAACCTGCGGCTGGCGGACAGAATCTTCTGCATAACCATCCGCTTCGCCTCCGGGAAAAAATCGATCACTTCCTCCAGGAGTGCGGTAGTCGCATGCTCGATGGCGTCTCCGGCCATAGCCTCGCCGAAGTCCTCGTCCGTGATGCCGAGCTTGTCGGCCTGCGGCTTGCAGATGGCGTACAGCACATCCACGAGCAGGACGGGGTCGGACGAAAGACGTTCGAGCAATTCAGCCGATGGCTTGTTGTTCTTGTCGAGCTCCACGATACTGTTGAGGTCGACCTTGCATAGAGCCCGAACCCGTTTGACGGTCGCGACGGTTACAACAATTTCCCATGCGCGACCCTTGATGTCGGTAAAAGATTTCATCAAAATTCCTCTGTTTTCTTTTGTTTCGACTTGAAAAACCCAAGCGTCTGGTTATATTAGTAGGAGAGCATCTTCAAAACGGGATTCATCATGCCGAGGTTTTTTACATTTCTTGGTTTCTGGATAGGACGATATTCTGACGAGGAAAGTCGTCCGCATGTCCATGTCGTGAAATTCGGCTCAAATGAATCCATGAAGGTCTGGCTGGACCCGGACGTTGAGGTGGAGTATATCCGGGAAATCAACGTTTCGACAGCCAACAGAATCCTGTCCGAAATAAGGAGACGCAGAAATGAATGCCTTGAACAATGGTACGCCTGTGAGCGCAAAAGTCGTTGAGATGACGAAGGACTATATGTCCGTCAGCCACTGCGGCAGGATTTATCGGATTGATTTCGACCGTTATCCGTATTTCCGCAGTTGTTTCCTGAGCGAGCTTTACAACGTCCAGGCCAGCGCAGATGGGCTTCACTGGCCCGATGCTGACATTGATTTGGAACTGGAATACATAGAGCATCCTCCGAAGGACGCCAGCACGGTTGACCTGGACTGGTGGAAAGCACAGCGGAAACGCATCCTTTCCCGACTTGGTTCAATCGGCGGTTCCGTAAAATCTGAACGGAAAGCCGCCGCCAGCCGCCTCAACGGACTGAAGGGCGGACGTCCTCGCAAACAGACGAAACGGAAAACCTCGGCTGCATCCAGACGGAAGCCCGCCTGATCACACCCAGACCGGCGCTCTGTCGGACGCGGTGGGCTTCGCGGTGACCTTGACAGTTACCGCTTCTTCCAGAGGCTGATCCACGGTGAAGCCCGTGACCGAGAAGTCGGCGTCCAGCCCGTGCGCCGTGGTGTCGCCGTCCGTCACGAACAGGGAAAGCGGCGTATTCGTGAAGTATGCCGTTTTGAACGCGAGAAAATCCTCATCCTCGGTGTCGTAGAGGATTGTGATTTCGAGCGAGGCTTCCTTGAGTGTGGCGACGCTCAGTTTCCAGCCCTTTGCCTTTCGTGTGGTGACATCCGCCTCGCCGGACTCCAGGCTGAGGGAAACGTCCTTGACGTTGGTGACCTCAATCGTCCCCTGGGTTCCGGCAGTGCCGCGGAACAGTTTTGCATCAAGACCGAGTTTAATGGCCATAGATTATTCCTTTCATTGTTTTTTGACCGCATCTTCCCACAGTTTCGGAAGCTGGGGTGCGGTCTTGTTCAAAGTCGGTCCCATGAGGGGACGTTTCGGGTAGCGGCGTCTGCGGTACATTCCACCGAATTCATGGGCTGTCATGGACACGCCGATAAACTTTTTCGCGGGGCCGATGACGACGGACATCCGGCTCTTGTCCACGCCGAACAGAATCGAGCGTTTCAGGAGTCCGCGTCTGGTGTGCGGAGGTGTTCCCTTTTCCGAGGCGCGTTTCGACTTGTGGACGGCGTTCCGAGCCGCTTTCCGGACATACGCGCCAGCCCTCCGCAAGGATGCTAAGTTTGCCTTGTTGACTGCCCCCAGAAGCCGCCTCGAATCAAATTCGAAACGCAGTTTTACGGACATGGGGTCCTTTTCAGAATGTCAGCATTCCAGCCGTCTGCAGGTGTCGCGGAACACGAGCTCAATCACACTCGTGAACTGGTGGCGTTCCCTGAGGTCATCAGCGGAATAAATCGGGTTGAATCCGACCGCCACGCACTTCGCGCCGCAGAATTCTTTGTTCAAGAAGCTCATTCCGAGCTTCTCGACGGTCGCCAGGAGCTCGTCCAGCTCCTCGTCCTTCGCTCTTTTCATGAAGCCGATCTGCAACTTGACCGTGCGTTCCTTCAGCGCTCTCGTGATGTTCTTGTACGACAACTCCACAGGCACGACGACAACCTTCAGTTCCTCAAGCTCACGAAGGGTGAATTCGGGAGCAAGCACGGGTTTCGCATGCCAGTCGTCGAGCGACGCGGCGACCGCCTCGCTCAAAACCAGGCAGTCCATATTGTCGATCATCTCCGCATCAGCTCCATTACGATGTTTCCGATTGCGGCAAGCAGGGCAATCAGAGCTGCGCCGAGCGTGGACATCATCATCTTTTGCAGGTCTGCTGCAGGTTTGCACGGAGGATAGTGGTGCTCGCCACGCCCGAAATGCATGTTCAGCATTCCGCGCAGTTCCGCGATGTCCAGTCTTGCCTGGTTTACTTCATGCCAGAGGTCTCGGGTGTCCGGCACCGGCACTGCATCTTTGTTTTCGTTCATCTTTTCCCAATCTCCTTGGTATGAATTCTTCTCACCTGGTGAATCGTCCCGCTCCACCGCCAGACAGGTTCGTCCTGCGGTGCCAGCACCTCGTACTCGACACCATCGTAAAAAATCTTGTCGCCGGACTGCGGGTCTTTCGGCAGAACTTCGGACGGAATCAGGAAGTCACGGGAATAGACGTGGATTGTGGTTCCGTAAGAGTTCTCGACCTTGAACAGCGTCCGGCCGAGCGTGGCGTGGACATGGAGGCGCTCTCCGTCCCTGCGAAGATACTCCACTGGAACGGAGAGCCAGGCCTCACGCTGGGACGACAACCAGAGTTGGCCTTCTTCCAGCAGTCCCATTGTGCTTAGCTGGCCGCGATGATGTTCGCGGAACGAAGGGCTTCGAGAATGGCGTTGATCTTCTCTCGGAGGGTCGTCATGGACTCGGCGCAACCGGAGTCGCTGGTGAGCGTACCGAGGTCGGCGATGGCCTCACCGGCAGAGCTGCCGGAACCGCCTGCAGAGCCGCCCGTGGCACCGGCATTGAGAAGATAGTAGACGGATTCGGCACTCGCCTGGGCGTTGTAGACGGCAGTACCGAGACAGATGTCGGTCTTCTGCTTCGTGGCGACTTCGTTCGCCTCGTCCCAGTAGACCGGGTCGCCGACGTCGATGGCTTCATCAGCCTTCGGGGTTTCGAAAACGCCGGATACGGCGAGAGCACCGAGCTCACCGGCTCGGATGTCGAGGCGGGTGATGCCGACGAAACCGGCGAAAGGAACGATGGTTCCGGCAGGAACATTCTCGGTGGGGCGATAATCGATGGCTTCGCCTTTCTGAACGTAACGTGCAATCATGATGTTTCTCCTGTTTGAGTTCAAGTTGAAGTGCGGAGGCGGGAATTGCCCCGCCTCCGGCGGTCATCAGCCAGCCGCGCCTGCGGACTTGACCATGCCGCGGTGTTCCTGTTCCCTGACGCCGAGGTCGAAGTAGACTCTGAACCAAAGTCCCAACGTGTTGAAGTCGGTCTCGCCGCGCTCCACGGTCGGGGTGCGCTTGCCCTTCAGATACCCGATTTCCCAGGTGTCGACCTGGCGGGGATCACCGAAGAGATACCATGCGGTGGAGGAGGCTCCATCGTAGGCTGCGTTGGCGAGGTACGGGGAGCTGACGACC